CTTCATAAACTGAAGACAGAGTTATATGAAATGGAAAACCAAACAGGCAAAACTGGTCAGTGGTGTGATGGTGCTCATTATGCATATAATGAAGTTCTAAAAGTCCTACAAGAATATCGAGTATGAATAAAAAGAATTTGAAAGTTTTGATACATGACCTTGAGTTTGCAATCGCAGAACTTAAGGCAGAAGTTTACTCCGATACAGAATCCTACCTAGATAGTGAGAATGTGAGACGGGTATACACATACGATGACGACGGAGAAACCGACTGATGAAAATGAAAAAGAGTATGAAAACCCCTGGATTTTTGAAGGACAACCTTTTTTATCTAAGGACATTGACGATCATTATGGGTTTGTCTATTGCATTACAAATAGTCTCACTGGGAAAAGATACATCGGCCGAAAGTACTTTCACCAATTACGAAAGCCTAGAACTGGAGGCAGGAGAGTTAAATCTGAAAGTGACTGGAAACGTTACTACGGAAGCAGTGCTGAACTTACTGAAGAACGCAAGCGGTTCGGGAATCTTGCCTATAAACGGGATATAATTAGCCTACATAAATCCAAGGGACTCACAAACTTTGAAGAGACCCGTCAATTATTTCTCAATAATGTACTTACGGAGGCATTTGAAGATGGCACACCAGCATTTTACAACTCAAACATCCTTGGTCGGTACATGCGAAAAGATTACTTCAGACCTTGACGCTCGCTGAGCAGTCTGCTATAATTACGAGGTAGTCAAGGGAGTTCAACATGAACACAGAGTTCTACGAGGCATTGAGCAATGAAGATGCGCTGTTCGATTTGTTTATCGATCAGTTACATCACTTTGCTGAATTGGAATTGGAAGAACGTAAGACTACCACTGGGTCAGTAGCTCAGATGGATAGAGCAATTCACTTCTAATGAATTGGTCGGGGGTTCGAGTCCCTCCTGACCCGTTGGAGGTTAATCCCTCCACCATTGTAGTCCAGAGGTAACGCATATGACTACGCTACAGAAGTTTTCTTCCTCTCTCGATATTATTTCGGGAGCAGTTAACCGTCAACTAACACTCGACATCGAGTATCCTATTCTTTATAATAAAATTTTGAAATTTTACGAGGAGAAAGGTGTCAGTTTCTATGGTGACGTAGACGAAGATTACTTCATTCTCTTGAATAAACTAGAAGAAGATTTAAATTATGATCGAGAAAGTTATTACTGGTATTGCTAAGAATGAACTCTACATGGGGTACATTTTTGGTATTATGATCTTGGGTGGATTCATCCGTGATTACAGTGCTCTTGAGGATGTGTATGCTTTAGCAAAAAAGTATATCAAGGATAATCGTGTCCTTGTTATTATCACCTCACTGTTGGGTGGTATACTTCCTATCCCTGGACGTGTAGCATTGTCTGCACCACTCTTAGATGGTATTGCTCCACGAGATCAGGAACGCCGTTCTGATTTTGGTGTGATTGATTACCTATCAGTCCACCATTACTACTGGTGGTCTCCACTAGAGAAGACAGTTGTTCTACCTATGGCAGTGATGGGTGTATCCTATGGAACATTCCTAGGATATACTATTGTTCCTTTGATTATCACCCTGGCATATACCTGGTGGTACATCTTTACTAAGGTTCCTGCATCATCTGTTGTCCCTAATCTAGAGTATGTTCGTGAGTTCAACTGGCGACGTGCTCTTACTGGATGGGCACCCCTCATTGCTACTGTTATTCTTCTATTGAATACAGGTAAAGGTGGGGCAATCTTTTTCTTCCCTTGGTTCCTTGGAATGGCAATCTACTATTCCATTGTTTTCAAGGATTGGAAATGGGGCAAGTGGTTGGATGGTAAGTTTGCCATCATTGCCACACTCGTACTTGCCCTTGGAGGCGTCGTAGGACTGGTCAAAGGACCAGTGATGGAGTATCTCAACGCAGCAACGCCTGGGATGCTTATACCTGCCTCTCTGGTGGCAATGGTTGCTGCCTATGCTATGGGTTCATCTGGCAAGTATGCTGGCATGACCTCTGCCCTGGTAGCAATCTTCGGTCCTCAATACTTAGTATGGTTTCTCTGCACTGAGTATTCAGGATACCTTATCTCACCTGCTCACAAGTGTCTCATGATCGGACAACAGTATTTCGGCACACCAATTCGGAAATACTATGTTGTGCTCACCCGATTATGTGCTATACTAATTGGGTACGCAGCACTCGTCACCTTCATCCTATGAAACCGACTGTCCTTCTTGAGCGATCTCCTTATCGGTATGTCTCTGTTGGGGAACTCGACAACGGGTTTCCTGACTACCGAATCCAAAAGTTTGATGAGTGGGCCAAGCGTTACAAAGACATGTATCTCTGTGACAATGGTATGCAAATCAGTCTTGCTATGGAAGACTTTGAATACACCAAATGGTTAGACCCTGAAGGTGTCCCCTGTTACGTTCGCGACTCAGTAAAACTATGAATTCTTATCAAAAAGCAATCAAAGCACTCGAAGAATGCGTCAAAGACGCTATGGAAAACGATGTTGATCCTGGTCTCCAAATGGAAATCTGGCGTCACTATCAAGGTTTGAAATCAATCCAACGTCAACTACCAAAGGAGAGTAATCTTTCTTTTAAGTTGGATGGTATTGATCGTGTGATGGAAATGTATGACTCCGAGTATCCTACTCAAGCAGCACAACCTGTTGATATTGGACTTGGAGGTTTTGGTCAGGGAAATGACGTGATTACATTCGGATAGTCTTTGCCAATAGACTCTAAACTAGATGGTTTTTTGACTGGAAGACAGTCGCATATACAAAGGGTTTCTTGTTTTTCCTTAAGAACAAGTGGCGTGCATGACACCTCTACTATGGACCCTTAGGGGTCCTTTTTATTAACTATGCATTTTTTATTAGACCAAGTTATAATGGTCGCTAAGATCGATGACGAAGTATTTCAGCAGTTGTCTGAACATGCTTATGATGCACTGGAGAGGAAGCATCCTCTAAGGGATGATCCTCTGGTGTCGCTTAGAGAAGAGTACTTACTAGACATTCCTTACAAGTTTGAGGACTGGATAGCAAAGACTATTGATCAACAATTTAATTTGCATAAAGCAAAGAGTGGTATCTACGGTGTTGATCACACAAAACTAAAAATGAAAGGTCTTTGGGTAAATAGAATGCATAAGGGAGATCAACATTTCCCTCATCAGCACGAGAGTTCTTTTTACTCTTTCTCTGCTTACATTAAGACCACTGCAGATGATGCTCCATTCTTGTTTATTAAGAATGACCAAGGGCAACCTGTCAATATTGGTGAAGAAAGCATGGGACACATCCTTATCTTTCCATCAACGTTAGTTCATACGGTCTATCCAAAACAAACTGACGGTGAACGCATATCTGTGTCAGGCAACATCATCATTGATGCTTGACAAAACTATAGATTTGCTATATACTTATGTAATAAATCTTTACAGAAGGAAATGACTCGCTCAGGAACAATCACAACTGAAGACGGCGGACGCACAAATATGTTCGCTTCAGAACCTACCATGTACATGACAAAGGAATCCCTTGACAGATACGGTATTGAGACCTATGCTGAGAGGGCAGAGAAATTGAATGGTCGTACTGCTATGCTAGGATTTGCTGCTGCAGTTATCTCCTATGCTACTAGTGGTAGTGTATTCTTCTTTGGTATCTTCGGATTTTAATTAATGCAACCCCCTCTACTTGAAATTTTAACTTACTATGTGATTGGAGGTGCCCTTATCATTGGACCACCTGCAATCTTCCTGATCATTGCTATGATGGGAGCAATCCAAAATACGAAAGGACGTATGGTTGGATACAAAGACCACAAAGAATATGGTGATAGTTCCATCTATGAGAACTCACCATCAGACCAAACCAAATTCTATCTTACACTCGGAGAAAATTCATGAACGAAAACGCAGAACGCATCAACGGTTGGGCAGCAATGATTGGAGTCGTAGCAGCACTCGGTGCTTATGCCCTGACAGGACAAGTTATTCCAGGTATTTGGTGATAAATATTTGTTCTTCGCATAAGAAACTATGGCTCTTCTAGCAATGGGAGCAATGCTTGCTGCCACATTCATCGGAGCAGCATTACTGACACAATCAGGTGAAGAAAATGCCAAATCCAACTGATCTTTATCAAGACATGGAGACTCTTAACATGCTTTATGAGGAATTATGTTGGTCTCATGAGGCAGAACTTGAGTTCAAGGCAGACTATGAGAACAATCGTATCATCATAGAGATAAAAAACGACTAAATAAAAGCATATCGTCGTCGCTTAGACAAAGGGGTAACTGGCACAATCCAGTTGACGCCCCTTTTTTTATATGCTACTATAGTGAGGTTCACATGAGAAAAATGATTCTTTCAACACTAGCACTATCTGCTGCTGTAGTAGCACCTTTCATGATGGCACCCCCAACGATGCCACCAGAACCCGTTGCTGTAGAAGTAAAACCTCTTACATGGCAGTGCCCTGAATGCACACCTGAAGAACAATACGTTTTAGAAGAACTTCAAAAACAAACAAAAATTACTGATAAGAATGCTCTTGCTACGCTGATGGGAAACATCAAGCAGGAGAGTAAGTTTATCCCTAACATCTGTGAAGGTGGTGCCCGTGTTTCTTATGAGAACTGCCTCACTGGTGGGTATGGTTTGATCCAATGGACTAGCATCGGTCGTTACAAGGGTCTTGGAAAGTTCTGTGGAAGATTTGATTGTGACCCATCTTCACTTCAAGGGCAAGTTCGCTGGATGATTAACGAACCTATCTTCCAACGCTATCTTCCTGAGTTTGAGGGTCGTGGTCAAACCATCTCACAGTACATGGTTCCTGCCTACTACTGGTTAGGATGGGGTATCAAAGGCAACCGCGAAGTCTATGCATGGGATTACACCAAAAAAATGATTCTAGTATGACCTATCCAGCACCAAAATTTCTAAAAGATGATCCCTGGTTTGGACCAGCACCATTTTCTGACAAGCAGCAAGAATATAAACTTGCATATGCTGCGTCAGTAGCAGACAATCAACTTCTGTATGATGGTGATGTCATCGGTCCTACAAATGAGATGCATGAATTAATGTATCTTCTTGCTACCAAGAGTAGTAAGACAACGCTTCAACTCAATCCAGAACTCAACCTACTAGGGGGTTCTGAGAACTTTCAAAGTGGTCCTGGAGGTTGGACGTCTGGAGCAGGATTCTCGAAACTCGTCGGTTGACAGATCTAGAACTTCCTGCTATACTAAATAGGTAAGCAAGTTAAGGAACCAACACATTCCTTTACGCTTCTTTACACGCCTCACCAAGACTAAACAGCGTGTCTAAACAACAGTCTTTCATACCTGCCTCTGAGGGTGAGACAGGAATAATTTACTAGTGTTTCCCTGCACTCATACCTAACCCTTTTTCAAAATGTCAACAATTTCAAGGCAACAACAATCAACCTCTTCGTGGGAATCATTCTGCGAGTGGGTAACCTCTACCAACAATCGTTTGTATGTTGGTTGGTTTGGTGTGCTTATGATTCCAACATTGCTTGCAGCAACTATCTGCTTCATTGTTGCATTCGTAGCAGCACCTCCCGTCGATATTGACGGTATTCGTGAACCCGTCGCTGGTTCACTCATGTACGGCAACAACATCATCTCTGGTGCAGTTGTCCCAAGTTCAAACGCAATCGGTCTTCACTTCTACCCCATCTGGGAAGCAGCATCTTTGGATGAATGGCTTTACAATGGCGGTCCTTTCCAACTGGTAGTCTTTCACTTCCTCATCGGTATCTATGCATACATGGGACGTGAATGGGAACTCTCATACCGCTTAGGTATGCGCCCCTGGATCTGTGTAGCATATTCTGCTCCAGTCGCTGCTGCCTCTGCAGTCTTCCTAGTCTATCCTTTCGGTCAAGGTTCTTTCTCCGATGCTATGCCTCTTGGTATCTCTGGTACTTTTAACTACATGCTTGTATTCCAAGCAGAACACAACATCCTTATGCACCCGTTCCATATGCTCGGTGTTGCTGGGGTATTCGGTGGATCTCTTTTCTCTGCTATGCACGGAAGTCTCGTTACTTCCTCGCTTGTTCGTGAAACAACTGAGACAGAGTCACAGAACTATGGTTATAAGTTTGGTCAAGAAGAAGAGACCTACAACATCGTCGCAGCACATGGCTACTTCGGTCGTTTAATCTTCCAATACGCATCATTCAACAACTCTCGTTCACTGCACTTCTTCCTCGCAGCATGGCCTGTAGTTGGAATCTGGTTCACCGCACTGGGCGTAAGCACCATGGCATTCAACCTCAATGGATTCAACTTCAACCAGTCCATCCTCGACGGACAAGGACGTGTCCTCAACACATGGGCAGACGTGCTCAACCGTGCCGGTCTCGGCATGGAAGTCATGCACGAGCGCAACGCGCACAACTTCCCGCTTGATCTTGCAGCAGCTGAGTCCACACCTGTGGCCTTGATTGCTCCTTCTGTTGGTTGATCATTCAACCTGTGGTATAATTAAGGGGTCTTCGGACCCCTTTTCTTTTCTTCATTATTGTAAAGTTTTATGTCTACTGATCTAATCGAACTGCTTACTTACTACGTGATCGGTGGTGCTTTAATTATCGGACCACCTGCTATCTTCCTCATCATTGCAATGATGGGTGCTATTCAGAATACAAAAGGTCGTATGGTAGGATACAAAGATCATAAAACATATGGTAATTCATCTATCTACGAGAATACCAAAACTGATCAATCAAAATTCTTTTTAGAAATTAACTAAGGTAAACAAAAAAATGACGACAAGTACACTAACAAAACCAACAAGGGGGTGGTTTGATGTCTTGGACGACTGGCTTAAACGGGATCGCTTTGTATTTGTGGGCTGGTCTGGACTACTACTTCTTCCCACTGCTTATCTTGCCATTGGTGGTTGGCTTACTGGCACAGCTTTTGTCACGAGTTGGTACACCCATGGTCTTGCTTCTTCCTATCTTGAAGGTGCTAA